TTAATCCCTGCCGAACGCTTTTTTTACAGACCGCTCCGCAAAGAAATAAAACAAAATGGCGGAAAAGGTCTCCGCAAATTCTGCCTGCGTGAGCAGGGGGCTGCCTGTGTTCCAGAGGTTCACGGCGCTGGCAGCGAATATCAGCACTGCGGAATAGCCGAACAGTGCGCGGATCAGATTAATCGCTGTTCCCATTTTTCCCGCTCCAGTCTTGTGCATTACGGACAAAGTTTTAAGCCTTTCCCGCTCCGCCTCGGCTTCTGCCTTCCGTGCCTCTGCCTGTGCCTTTGATATTTCCTTGTCTGCCAGTATTCCGGCCTCAAGCCGCATTTTTGCAAGTTCAAAGGCCTGATCCTGCTTTTCCTGTCTGGACTTCAGCAGGCTTTCCGCTCCCTTTGTGAGCAGCGGTATTATTCCGGTCAAAATTCCTGATAAAATAGCCATAAATTTTCCTATCAAAATCTATCAGTTTTTATCGGATTGATAGTTGTTTTCTTTCTCTGTCATTTCCAGTATTGCACTTACCAAGCAGTGCGGCTTGTACAATGTGAATGAATTCAAGTTCTGCCATTCCTTTTTCACTTTCTCTTTTGCCTCTTTGTAAGTTTCACACATCACTTTTTCTTCTCTTTCGTCATCGGAATATCTTAACAGTAATAAATATGCATTCATAATTTAAATTATTTGTTGCTCTTTAAATAACAGCTAATCCTTTTATTGCTCCGATTTTATAATTTTGGAGCAGAAAAATCATTCCTTCCAAGCCTCATAAACTCCGGCCCGGGGACTGTAGAGCAGCTGCCGTTTTGTTCCCATGCCTGCATGAATAATAAAACCGCCGCCGCGGCGTTCAAGTATCAGCTGGCCGAACTGGGCATTGCTATCTTTCAGCCGGACAAATGCCTCACGCACCCACAGGCCGGAAGGTATGAAGTCTATTGCCTCGGCCTTTGTGTGCTGGCTCGTTGCACTGCCGCCTACTCTTTCGTTCAGCTTTCCGCAGCGGTAGCCGCTTGTGATAATCATTGGCACTTTTATCACTGCCCGGAGCGTTTCCGCCCATTCCGCAAGGCGTATAATCTTGCCCTTAAGGCTTTCAGCCATTTTGCGGTTCTTGTTTTGCAGTTCAGCGATGTCCGTTTTTGTTAATTCTTCAAAAGAAAAATGTTCTGTAAGTTTCATTTTTTTTCAAGTATTTTCAGCCTTGTCTCAAGCTCAACCAGTTTAAGCCCGAAGTTATTATGCTGGTCAACTTTCTCTCCCAGCCTGTCAATGTCTCCCCGTACATATTTGAGGTCATTGCGGATAACGGCTACGGTTGCCACAAGTGAGGCAACCGTGCAGACTAACTGAAACCACGATGTTCCTAAAAGTTCAGGCATAGTTTCTCCCAATCAGCCAGCTCATAACTGTATGGCCTGAAGCATATAAACAGCGCCGTCCTGCCAAGTCACATCTGCATTTGCGCCCTGCGCATTGCTTATGATTATATTACCATCGCCGTCAAAAACCGTAGTGCCGTCTACTACTATACTGCATTCTGTTAAGTAGAGAGCGTCGCTCGTGCCATCTCCCATAATATTTCCCTCAACAAAAATCCAACAATAATCAGCACACTGTGTTTTTCTGCTTGAGGAAACTTCATAAGCAGTTTCATAAATTTCGCCGTCAACTGAAACTTTAATATAATATTTTCCAGAAGCATCATAACCTATCTTAAACCAATATTTTGTCCCGGGAACAAAAGAATAAACCCCGCCCTCGCTTTCAAAGTCAAGATATTCAGTGTTTTCAGTCTCACCCTCTTGTAAAACGGGAACAGTTAAAAACACTTTTCCCTCACCGCTGACTATAAAACATTTAATGCCGTTGCCGGAATATATATCGTGTTCAAGAATTCCATCGTGGGTCATCTTCTTGCAAATAGTTATTTCCCAAGTGTCATTCGTGACTTTAGGCATTGTTATATTATGCAATCTTACCTGTCCATAACTGCCGCTTTTAAAAATTCTATAAACATTATCCGGAGTATTACCTGTAAGAGCCTCAAATTTATTAACGAGTGTTGCCATTGTGTCTGCGCTGCTTGCATATCCTGGAATTTTGTTGTTAAGTGCGGTAATCATTTCTTTCTTCCAGCCGTTCTGCATAGCCAGGAGATCAACTGCTGTTTCGCTGCCTAATGCCAGCTGTGTCTGGTTTATCTGAGTTTTTGCCATATTAATACGCCTCCGTTGTTATTTTGTCTGTTGCCACCAGAGAGGTTTCAAAAGTTATCACCGTACCGCTGATGGTGTAGTCATTGTCGCTTCCACTCTGCAACAGCATACCGTTCTTGTAAACCTTTATTAAGGTTTTGCCGGATATCTCTGCAGCGGTAAGCGTCGTCCCGGTTTCGCCCGTGTGCCAGGTTAGAGTCGGGACGGACGCCCCGCCGCCACCGGTTGCGGAAATGTTGTTATGTTCGTCAATATTGATTCCGCTGCCTGCGGTCAGTTTGCCCTGAACTACAGTCATGTCCGTGCTGATCTCATTGTTTCCGCTGATATTTATGCCGCTTCCGGCGGTATAAGATGCCCCGCCGCCAGTGCTTGATTTGTCTGAAGGATAAAGTCCCATAATGTTTTCCCTCCCTTACATTTCGTTCTGGTTCAGCAGCACTTTTGACGTGAATGCTCCTGTCTTGCGCACATAAAGGTCCTCGCCCTCTCTTGGTTCGTAAATCCATGCGTCGCCTCTTGTGTTTTTAAGGCGAAAGCCGCCGTCCTCATCATCTGACGGCCTCGCGGCGGATTCCAGCAGCACGGTTTCGCCTGCGGAACCATTGCACTGCAATACATATTTCTTGCTGGTGTCATAAATAAAGCCTCCGCCTATAAGGTCGGCTGCCTTTGCCCAGTCTGCCGGTACTTCGTAAACCTTGTTTGCCATATTTTTATTCTCCTTAATATAAGTTGAAAATCAATGTTCTTTCTGCTATCATATTGTTATGGAAGAAAAAGATAAAAAAGACAAAAAGGAAAAAGCTAAAGAAAACCTGGAAGAAGACAACAGCGCCCTTTGCTGGCCTCATTATCATTTTTATCCTGATGAACTTAAACCCCTTGGTGAAGAACAGGCCAAAATGTCTGAAAAAGAATTTCGCGAATGGGTTAAGTCTCAAGGATATTATGTTTAGTCTTCGCATATCATTCTCATTCTTACAACAGCTCCTTCTTCGGTATACTTTATAGAGCTTACTCTGAATCTTGCCAGCCTTTTTATAAGAAACTCATATTCTCTGCCCTTAAATTTTGAAAGATTGTCTATATAAGCTCCCCTACCTTTTCCAGCTGGAATCTCAATTATCATAAGACAGGCTTTTTCATTGTTTTTAACAATATCTTTTATTATATCGGCCTTTTTATAACAAGATGTACTGAAATATGCATTATCCCAATATATGTTTCCATCCAATTTAAAATACTTCAACGGCATTGCCCTGTACACCTCTATTGGCCTTGTCAGAACATGGCTGTCAATTGCATCGTCTAAAAGAGAAATCTGTTTTGACATTTCCCCGTCAATGTTCCGCTCTTCTATGTTCTTCTTTCTTAATTCTCCATTTATTGCCACAGCCCTCTTTTTATGCGTATAGAAATTTATTGCGTTTCTTCTTTCCTCTCCGATATTTCCTTCCCAGTATTCCTGATTGTCGTCATTGTCAAAAAACAGGGATACCTCTCCACCATTGGGAAATCTGATAAAATCACGCTTATACAATTTCCTTTGCTTCAAGGCCTCTTTCAAGGCTTCCGCAGGGTCCTGTCCCTCCTTTATGAAATAATGAAGTCCTGTCTTTGTCGTACGCCATACGCCTGGTTCTCCCCTGCTGGTGTATATCTTTTCATCGCAGGCGGAAACAAAAAAGGATTCTTTTGCCTCATATCTGCGCATTATGCCTGTATTCCTATCCGCCACCGTGATCCATTTGTAGCCGTTCAACATCTTGCTTAGCAATTCCTTGCAGGAACAGTAATTTCCGTAGGAGAATTCTCCCGGAGTTAAATCCCACCAGTTACATTCTGTGGGGTCAAGAATATCGTCCAGTAATATATAAATTGCCGCCATTGTTAAAGCTGTTTTCTTAGTTCCTCTATCTGGGCGTTTATTGAAGCTATCCGGTTTGCCGCCCAGCCTTCGGGGTCAAGTATGGCCTCCCTTATGTTCCGGGGGGTTATGCTGTTTTCCAGTGCCTCTATCTGTTCAAGGACGGTTGGCGGCGGCTTGGGAATTATCTGCCCATCCTTGTAAACAAGCGTGCCTTCGTCAATGCCTTTCATCTGCTCTTCCGTAAGCAGTATGTCTCCAGACCTCAAATCCCCTATGTAATCTATTACAAACAGACTTTCGGCATTGTATGCCCTGCGGCCTCTGTAGTCAGGCACTTTCTGCCATGCTCCATTCTCAAAGATTATGGCCTTGCCGATTTCTCTTTCCGGCGGAATTTCAAATGTACAGTTTGCCGGGAGCAGATAAATCTCCTCCCCCTCCCTTGCAGTACGCACCGGGTCAGGCTGGCAGGTCTGTGTGCCGATGTATTCCATTGTGTGTTTGTCATATTTATATGCCTGCATGGTTTTATCTCCTTAATATTTGATTATGAACGGCACCTGTATCGCAGGGGGCTGGACTGTGTCAATATTTGCACCATAGACACCATCAGAACTGCCATCTATTGCCGGTGCCTGACTTGCAACTGCTGTCACGAGATTACCAGATATTGGATTAACTGTTGTAAATGGGCTACTATTATTACTCCCATTCCAGCTAATAACCCCATATCCTCCTGTGTTTCCTGCATCAGCTGAATAATTTAATGCTTTTTGTGCTGTCAGCCAGCCTGAATTTACATTAGTTCCAGAAAACCATCCACCATTACTTCCAATAGTTTCATACCCAAATAAATGATTGTGCTGGGGCAGTCCGGCGGCCTTTACCGTTCCGGCCTGTGCTGCTGTGCCGCCCCAGAAGGTCTTATCCGTGAAGTCAGGCAGATTGAAAGTAGTGCTTCCGTCGCCTGTGCCATACAGTGTACCTATGGCGGCAAACAGGGCGGCATAATCAGTGCGGCTTACCGCAGATCCGTCGCACAAAAGCCAGCCTGCCGGAATGGAAGCCCCAGCATAAGGCTGTATTGACCCGGTAGGCACGGCCTGGAGCAGGTCTGCCGCGCTTATGGTTATCTTTGCCCATTTGGTCGTGTCGGTCAGGTTGCTTTCAGTGTTGTCTGCCACAAGCGACCGCACAAAATAACCTCCGGCAGGATACCAAAGCACCGCCCCCAGCGGATAGCCTGATGGCAGCGGCTTGCCGGTACCAACCACCGCAGCGTTATAAGTAGGATAACTGCCCTGCTGCAGTTCAAACAGATTGTTGCTGAACAGGTAGAATATGCCGTTCAGGTCAACCCTGCGCGGCCCCTTTCCGCCCAGGCTTTTAGGCGTGGCCGTCATGTACGGCAGGCCGTCCCTGTAGCATATCTTGTTTGATAACGGCGTTTCATCAAAATCAGTTACACGGTTTACATTATGGTTCGGGTCTTCCGCATCAGCCGCAATTACTTTTATAGCCTCGTATGCCATTTGTTTTTCTCCTTAAAGTTCCACATAAGGCGCAAGCACAGCGCCGTCATTCTCTTTCACAATGCCGTCTTCAACATATTCACCGGCAAGCGAACCGTCATCAATATCCTGATATTCGCTTTCAAAATCCTCATCATAAAGTATCATTCCGTCAGAATAATTTATAAGGGACATTCCAACGCCCGCAGGCCTTGGCAGAAGTTCAAGCTGCATGAAGGCCTGATACAGTTTTTTGCTTAACGCAAAGGCAAAGTTCAGGTAAATGCTCATGTTTCCGTTGTCCACTACAAACACTTTGCCGTAAGGCTCAAAGACTATCTGCAGATAGCGGTTCATCTCCGGAATCGTGCATACGGTCCTGTTCTTGAAGAACTGCCCCCGCAGCAGAGTCTGATACTGCTGCGCATTCAGCTGCTGTTCAACTCCGTTGTAATAAAATTTTCTTGAAAGATTAAGTATCTTGCCCCACACGGAAAGACCGAAAAGCCACAGCTGCGCTTTCCGGAAATCAGGCGACTGCGGATTATATGCCGGATTTTCAGGATCTGAAATCTCTGACAGATGACGCGCGGTATCAGCGTCAAGCGAAAGGGCTCCGAAAACATACATGGTCCAGTTCTCCCAGAACTGTCTGTGATTAACATCAAGCCATTTCTGTTTTCCGCTTACCAGTTTTTTCAGGCGCGTTGCGTTCTGATACTGCCACAGCACCGCAATGCTTATGTCAGCCTCATGCCCCGTGTTTATTATCCCGCTGTTACCGCTCATCTGAATATCACCGTTATGTTTTCAGGGCTGAAATGCGGATACTGGCAGAAGGCAAGGTCTATGTTTGTTGCCGGATCACTGGCAAGGTCCGCACTGCTTTCCGCCAGTTTTATGTCTGCGATGAACAGCTCCGGTATCGCCTGCGTAAGCGCAGAAGCCATTTCAAATGCGTTCACGCTGCCGCCCAGTTCCACTTTGTCAACTCCGGGGATTTCACCGTTTATGTAATCCTGCACAGTCTGTTTTATACTTTCTTCCATTCCGGCTGTCGTAACAATGCTCGGCAGCCTTACTGTTATGGAAGCATACAGTTCCTGCTTTACCGGCCTTGCGAATGTTATGCGGTATGTTTCCCCGGAAACATCATCCCGTATATCCGCATGGGCTTCTGTTCCTGCCGCAGTGCCGGCAGACACATCAGTCATGGCGCAGCCAAGCGTTTTGTGTTCAAAAACCGCCCTTGCAATATCAGCCTCCGCTCCGCCCTGAACATAAAGCAGAATTGAATGCGCCGGCATTGTTACGGAATGAGCCGAATCTGAAGAAGTCTTTGTCGCTGCGCTTCCGGTATTGTTCTCATAACCGTTCGCGAAAAGAACCCCCTGCGTCTTCCTCACCGCGGTTATAATGCTTGCCATGGTAGCCGAGCCCTGCTGCAGGCTTGAAACCCGTCTTGCCTTAAGCGATGCGTCTGTTTCCGTATCCATTCCCTCAACGGTTACGGCCCCAAGCGCTTCATCATTGATTACCGAATCCCAGCCGGAATGCCCGTCAACTATTTCATTGAGCTGTCCGGGGCCGCAGGGTATTGCGCCGGTGCTGCATGAAAGGAAAGTGCCGGTGGCATAATAATGCCCTTCCCCGTCAGAAATGTTTATTGTAACATCGGAAGCAAGATAAAAATAGTCGCCGTCCTCAGTCTTTGCTGAAGGCGAATCGGGAGAGCCTGCCGGAACATTCGTGCCGTTCACGCCATAAAGCCTTACGCCTGTTACCGTTGTCGGCTGTGCCGGCTTGCGGCTTATGCCGGTAAGCGCGCATAGCGAATCCAGGTAAACGCCGTATGCCTCAGCGGGATTTATTGCGTTTGCCATTGCCGCATTGTTATGCACAACGGCGGTTCTGGCCCGTGTCTCCGCAGCAATCAGCCGCCCCTGCGGCGTTGAGCCTTCCACTGACAGATCAGAGCCAAGCGCCTCACGGAACTCCTGCTCTATTTCCGCCTTTATTTCGGAAGTGTCCGGAACAATTATCCCTTCAGTGGAATTGTAATTGTAAATCTCATCAGCCATTTACAGTAACCTCCCCTCCGTCTTTCGTGCTTATCTCCGCAGTGTATGAAAGTTTCTTCCCGCCCATGTAATCCTCTGTCGTATAATCTATGTCATTTACTCCGGACACCCCTTCAGTAAGCCCTATCTGCTCCAGAAGGTAGAAAATGAAAAGCGAAATATCCGGCATATCGCAGAAAATTACATCAAAATATGGAATGCCGGCTTCAGTATTGTATACGTCTTCGCCGCGCAGCGTGCGCACACGGTTAAGCACTATATTTCCTACAGCGGCAGGACCTTCCGCCATGGCAAGGCTGCCTGCGCTGTCAGTAAAAATATCGCCTTTGTCATCTGTTGAAACTGTCTTCATCAGATAAATTATACAGGCCAGCTTTATGAACTATGCTGAACTGCTGGGGGAAAAAGAAGAAACGCCGTTGGCGCGGCGTTTCCTGATATGATATCTAAAATATCAAATAAGCACGGTTTTAATCTTTTTTATCCTGCATTATTCTTCGCACTTGTTTGTCAAAATCAGAATCTATTTTTTGAGTGCGATTGTATTTGTCGTATTCGGTTGTCGCCTTTGCATTTGCCTGTGCTCTTGACACCCTGCCTTTCCCATGAAGTATCTTGTAATTATGAAACTCAAGGAATCTGTTCACGGCTTCTGAAAAAGATTTCATGTCAAAAGTATTTTCATTCTCTATGAGTTCCTCTATATAATCAAAGAAATTGCTTACAGAACGTTCAAGTTTTCTTAATTCTTTTTCAGTAAGGTAATTCTTCGCAGTAATTGAATCAGATTTCAGTTTCCTGCCATCCGGGGCGTTTTTCCATGTACAAAGCCCCATATTCATTTTTGTGCTATCTGCCCTGGAGTGTATCAGTTCAGGAGCAGTCATTCCGGTTATGGCATAATGAAATCTGTTCTGTATTTCCGCATAGAAATCCCGTGCCTCCTGGGAATCCTTGTCATAATCTCTGCTGCATTCCGCAAAAATATCTGTGATCTGCTGCCATATCCTGCGTTCGCTGGCCCTTATGGAACGGACACGCTCCAGCAGTTCCCTGAAGTAATCCTTGCCGAAAAAATCTTCTCCCTGTTTAAGCCTTTTATCATCAAGGACAAAGCCTTTGCGCATATACTCTTTCAGAACCTTTGTTGCCCATATACGGAAATGTGTTGCCCTGCCTGAGTTCACCCTGTAGCCTACGGATATTATTGCGTCCAGATTATAGAAAACAACCATTCTCCTAACTTCTCTTGAACCTTCTTTTTGAACTACCGAGAATTTCTCGGTAGTTGCCTCATATTCTAACTCGCCATCTTCAAATATCTTTTTTAAATGCTGGGAAATATTATCTGATGAGCAGCCGAACAGCTCCGCCATCTCCTTTTGAGTAAGCCATATAGTTTCGTCTTTTATGTATGCGGACACGGCTACGGCACCGGAGGGGCCTTGGTATATTATGAAGTTTCTAGAATCAGGGTTTTCCATAATTCAGATTATATCAAAACAAATAACCCCGATCTCTTTGCAAAGGGCGGGGGTTGGTTTACTGCAAATAAAAAAACTGTATAATATTTATATGGAACATATCTTTAAAAACGAAAAGGATATAATAGATTTCTTTTCAGATATTAAAGACACAACAGAAACCTTAAACAAAGACAGTTTTAAAGTTGAACAATGGCCTGACCTGATTATAAAAGACCCTGATAAAGATATGGTAATCAGTTATAGCTTTATGCAGAGCCTTACAGTTCTGCAAGAGGAAATATACCGTTCATACTCCTTGATATATCACAACAGCTGCTCAAAAAAATTAAGCGAAGACGAAAAAAAGGCATTGCAGATACGTGTAAAAGTTAAGCCCGGCTGTACAGAATTTATTGTAAACGGTGCTGAAATAGTAAAGAGGTTAATAAGCAGTATGACAAATAATCAGATATTTTTTTGTGTTATACTTTTTATTATGTGTTATTTCAGCAAAGATGCTTTTTCTCAATTTTCAAAAGACAAAAAAGATTCACGAGAAAAAGAAATTGAAGCTGAGAAATACAATAAAACCATAGAAGCATTGTCTAAACTTAGCGCAACGTCTGCTGAAATTTATAAAAGAAGTCTTGAAACAAAAAAAGAAATAATAAAACCTTTATCAGTCAATAAACTTGTGCAGATAGGCGAAACAGCTTTTACGCAGGAAGAAATGGAAAATGTATTAAAAAAAGACAGAGCTTCTTTTAGTCAGACAAGGCTTGACGGTTTTTATGTTATTGAAAAAGTTGAGCAGACAGATGATTTAGGTTTTAAATGCTCGTTGTGCAATGAAAAAAGTTCTTTCAATGCTATTCTGCAAGGGTCTCTTTTCAATGAGTTAAAACTTCCAATAATTCAGAAAAGTTTGTTTGAACGTAAGTCCATTTATTGCAAGGTAAATGCAAAAATATATAAAACAAAGTTAAAAGATGCTGAACTTATAGACGTTTCGGAAACTGAAACGCCGTATAAAGAGCCTAATCTGACAGATATTGAGGAAGTGAAAGACGAGGAATAAAAAATGCCCCCTCTGTTTGGGCACCGTTGGTAGGCCTGAGGGGGGCTGATGTTTATAGTATAAGCAGAGGCTGTAAAGCACTGCAACGCATTAAGATTCTGATTTTTCTTTTTTGGCTTTTCTCTCTTCCTCTTGCTGTTTTGCAAGAGCAGCATCTAATTTCTTTTCAAAATTTATATCTGCAAGTGTTTTAGGGCGGTCAAGGTCAACAGGATAACAGCCATCATAATAAATTGAAGTTTCTTTTCTTAACTTTTCTTCGTCTTGATTCATTTTTTGTCTCCTTTTTTGTATGACATATCGCCATTTTTTGCTATCAAAGTCGGAGAATCTCCTTTTTTTACATCATTATCACTAAATGACCAAGCATCTACTACATCTTTTATTTTATCAAAATTCTGCTCATTTTGTGTCATTCCAAGTAAAACATTTAAAGGGACATATCTTCCATCATTTGGATCTAAAAAGCGGCCTATTGCCCTTTGAGCAGATTTTTGGCGTGGCAGATACATATAATGGGCTTCTGTATTATATCCAGCTTTTTTAAATTGTTCTATAAAAGAGAGTGTTCCCTCTAAATAGCTCATTGTTGTATCCCATACAATATTTAAACCCAAAGTTCTTGCTTTTGTTATTGCTTGGTCTAGAATATATGAACTTTCATTATGAACTTCATTTGCATTCCAGCCTTTGTATTCCGGCAGCATTTCTTTTATAAGGTCGGAATTTAAGACAAGGAATTTATCTTTATCATAAACCTCCCCTTCAAACTGGCTTTTGCCGCTGCCTCCTCTGCCGCCTAAAATAATAAATGTTGGCTTTTCTCCATTCTTAGGCTTTTTTCCTTCAGCATTTTTGAATAATTCCGTTATGATACTTATATGAATCTCCTCTCTTTCAGGAGTATATTCTCTTGAACCGTCCGGATTTATTATCGTTTTATACTTCTCTTTTGTGTCTTTTTTTATTGCCTTTATAGCAGCATCTGTTTCTTTTATTTTAGCACGGATTTCCTCTGCCGTGTATCTTGTACCTGCAATTTCCATGTCTTGCAGGCTGTCTAACACTTTTTCAGGCGTAATGTTAGGGTCGTCCTTTTTGCTGGCGTATTCCGCAAATGTCTTTGTGCCGCTTATGTCATATTCGGTCTTTCCTGTTTCTGTCTTGTCCGATTCTTCTTCCTTTTGTTCCTCTTCCTTTTTCTCTTCAGGCTTGCCGTTTCCCTCTACAAGTTCCTGTAGTGTCTCGCCGTTATGCTCACCGCCAAGACCTGCCTCTATTTCTTTTTCCTCATTTAACTTGACCTTTTGTCCTTTGCTGCTTTTCCCATTTGGGTATAATGTTTTCCAATTTTCATTAGATTCATTATCTGCCGAATCCTGGGCTTTTGCCTCCGGCGTGTTGCCCCCATTGCCACCCATAGGCGGCTGGCCGCCGTTTTCGTTGCCTGGCATTCCTCCGCCCATGCCGCCAGTGTCTTCCGGCAGATCCTCGGCTATGTCCGTGAAGCCGCTGTTTTCGTCCTGCCGCAGTGCCTGCCTTACTTCCTCCGGGGAGACCACTCCGGCATTTATCAGGTTGCCGTAATATGAGGACTTCGCCCCCTGCGTTGCCGCCTGTTCCGCCTCGGTGGGAACGGAAAGCGGATTGAAAACAATGTCGTATTTCTCCCTGTTCCCAAGGTCTGACCGGCATATTATGGAATAAGCCTTGCGCAGGAATGGCTCCAGAACATTCTCCTGCATCCCGCGCAGCATCTGCAGATAATTCCTTGTTTCCCCCTCTCCCGTACTGTTAAACCCTTTCATGTTCGTGCCGAACAGTTTATATTCAGGTATTGAGGCCACACCTGAAACAAGCTGGTAAAGCGTCCAGGTAATATTATCAACATCCGTAAGCGCGGTGTCCATCTGCGTAAAGTTCTCATCAGTACGGTCAACAACCATAATGCTCTGGTTGTTGCGGAACCGGCTAAGCGCATTGAAAATATTCTCAAACCTGCGCGGATTCTTCGCTATCTCCTGGGTGTTTCCCTGCATTACAAATGTCCGCTTTGTCTGAACAAGCTCAAGTATCTCATTCGCGGTTTTTTCCGCGGAATACACACGCTCATAAAGCATTTGCGGCAGCGGCATTCCGCCAAAATGATATGTCGGCTTCAGGTCGTCCGGCACTTCCCTGTAAACAGTAGTGAACAGGCGGCTTTTGTGTACCGTTTTTCCGTTAACCGTGTACCACTCCGGCCTGTACCAGTCCGGCGAAAGCGGGTCCAGCACACTGTTTTCGCTCAAAAGCGCCTCGCACCACTGCGGCTCAATTATTGTTATTCCCCTGAAACTGCCGGGCCTTATGCCGTCAGGGTTCAGCGGCGTTGCCGGGTCTTCACCGTCTATTACAAAGTAGGCTATGCCCGTTCCATATCCGGCACGGTTGAAGCACAGCTGCCTTAGCTTTCCGCTCAGATCATATTTACGCTCGGCCGCAGCCTGTATTTTGGGCAGCAGGTCAGCCTTTTTCTTTGCTTCTTTTCTTGCCGCCTCATTACTCCCGGCAGCAGTGTTATTGTCAGCGTACTCAAGCCGGTAGCCTCCGGCAACTGCATCCTCCGCCGGTATGGAACAGCAGCGGTTTATCAGCCAGTTCTGCAAAAGCAGCGAGCAGTTTTTATATCCTATCCAGCACTGTTTCGCAAAAAAAGTATAGATTATGTCCCTGCCTATTCCGTCACCGCTTCCGGCAATATCCTTCACAGGCAGGGCATAACTGTCCTGCGCATACCTGCCGGAACCTGGCTTCGCCACTTTCAGATCAGCGCGTGTCTTCTGGAATGTAAGCGCCATAAGGCTGCGGGCTTTCTCCGCAGTTATCCCGCGCTCACAGTGCGGAATATCATCCTGCCCGCCTATGCCGAATAATTTTCTTCCTTCCGGCAGGTCTTCTGGCGGCTTCACCGGCTCCGGGGTCATGAACGGCTTTAATCTGTCTGCCATGAAGGTAAGTATTTTTATGATAAATTCCATGATGATATTTTATCCTCGCGTTGTGTGAATTATTCTGAACGCTGAATGCGGCGCATTTCATGCGTATTTCTGCAGCGCCGGCGGAGCAAGAACCGCTGTTATTCTCTGCCAGCCGTTATGCTCATGCCAGTCCGCAATGTCGCGCGCCTGGTAGACCTCTCCCCTTATTATCAGAAGGTCCGCCCCGCCGTGCGTTTCAACAGTGTGTATTTCCGTTTCCGTCCATACATTAACCGCTTTACGCGCGGTATTGAAGCCGGCCTGCTCTGTTACACTGCCGTCCGCAGGCTGTATCTGGCCGAATGCCGTTATCTTCCCGGACGCATAAAAAGGAACCAGATTTCCCGCGCTGTCCGGCTCACTGGCAACAAACCTGCGCACTTCAAAATACTCTCCGCCCAGGGCTTCAAGCGCATCTCCCAGAATATCAAAGGGTAGTGTCATGTTTATTTTCTCCTTACCGTGTAATCAAGCGCCTCGCGCAGCCCGTTCGTATCTATCAGCGGAGTATTCTTCGGGCCGTCCTTCTTGCGTGCCTGCGTCATGGGTGTGTTCGGCGCAAAATTCCCGGCTATTCCCATTTGTTCATATATGTCGGCACGTATCGCCTGGCCTATCAGATCAAGTGCGTTCTTCCATGCCAGTTTCCCTGCCAGGCAGGCTTTTATGCACCTGAACGCCTCCGCAAACCACTGCCGGCTTTTTGCCGCAGCAGTTACCGTAAAGAATGGGCGGGCCGGAATGAGCGAAGGCTTAGTCACACCGGTTGCCACTATGTCATCAGCGCCTGACTTCTTCGCTTTTCCTCCCGCCGCTGCCGGAATCTTCCCGGTTGCGGAGGAAGCCGTTCCGGAACTGCCTTTCGTCCGGCTTTCAAGTATGCGCCGCCCCATAACGCTTTTTCTGCTTAAAAAAGCAATACGCCCGTCGCCGAATATCAGAAAGGGCTGTCCGCCTTTAAGAACAGCCCCGTCATGCAGTATCTGCGCAAGCTGCGGCATTGTAAGCCGTCCGTCAGCAGCACTGTCATTCCACCAGCCGACCTCAACGGAAGAATCAGACATCTCTGCCAATGCTTTCCGCAGCCTGTCAAATCCGGCACGGTCAACCTTTATCACGGAAGCACCTGCTCACAGGAACCGCCATAAAGCATCGGCCCGCTGAATGATTTGAGCAGAACCACAAGCTGCGAGCCGTACCGGGTCTGATTCCAGAACCAGTCCGCATAACGGCCTGCCGGCGGCTGTGTGTATGACACTGAAACGCCGCCTGCGGAGGCGCCTGACACCTTTCCTGTAAACGCAGTCCTGCTTATGGCTGTTCCTGGATTGTTCACGCAGTACAGATGAGCCGCTGCCAGACATATTGCGAAAACGCGGCTGTTCCCGTTAAGCACTCCATAGTCATCATCGCTTATGTGCATCTTTGCCTGTGATATGAATATCTCAAGCACAGTGTCAGGAACAGCGGCGAAATCGCTTAGCAGCGATTTCATCACATAGGCATTCACGGTTACTTTTCCCATATTCAGGAAATTACATTGGCGTTGCGGCGTTTTCTGCGGGAATTTGCGGAACGCGGTGCGTCAGCGCCGTTCTTCTCAAAATCCTCCGGCACCAGCTGGGCGCTTTCGTCTTTGGCCTTCATGTCCTTTTCGGCCTTGCGCGCCTCTTCCTCCTGTGATGTTCTGCTCCCTGAAATTTCCACATGCAGATAACCGTCCTTGCAGTGCTTCACGAACTGGGGACACTGCTTAAGCAGCTCATAGTCCTTGTCTTCTATCACTGTGATCACACCGCCGGAAGGCGCAAGCAGGCTGCGTTTGTCCGCCACATTCCGCCCCCCTTTCACAAGCACGGAACCGTATGGCTCATTCATGTCGCCCTCAATGGGCCTGTAAACAGTGTAATTCTGATCACATGAAAGGCTTGAAATAATTGTTACCATAAAAATCTTTCCTCCGGATTTTCAAAAAAGGGATTTAAAAAGACTGCCCGGAAAGCGGAACCCGCTCCGCCTCCGGGCTGAAAATACCGGCGCGCTCAAATGCCGGTATAGCGCACAATGCCGAGCGGCTGCACAACCATAACGCCTGCGCAGGCGTTGGCATACTGCTCCTGCGTGATAACGCCAAGCTGCGCCACGCCCATAAGCCGCAGCACATCCTCAACAAGGTTGTACATAACCTTATGGCCTCCGAGGCTGTCGGCAAACACGTACATTACGTTCTGGTCACCGTTTGCGCCGTTAAGCCAGGCTGATGTGCGGAGCTCCACATTGGGATAGTTTTCCTTCAGCCACGCCTTTACGGTAAGTTTGTACTCATTGCTCTTGTTCAGGTAGTCCTTTACCTTCTGGCTGATAAGGATTATGAACCGGTCGCTGTCGCTGTCAAAGTTGCCTGCGCACTGCGCTGACAGTTTGGAAATGGCAGCAAGAATATCCCTCTGTATTTCCAGCGCGGTTTTGTTCTTCCACTCCGTCGAGGCACTTGCGCCGGCGGCAACCGTTTCGTATGCGCCCAGGTTGGGATCATTCAGCAGGCCGTAAGTGCGGTTCACGCCCTCAAAATACCCCTTGTAACCGATAATGTTACGGGTTGTTTCAAGTATGCGGCGCACTGCATTGCGTTTCAGTTCCGCTGCATTGACATGGGCTTCGGCAGAGGTCATCTCCTCATACCGGCCTACCTCCATATCAACACGCTGGCGCACAACATGGCGCACCTCATAGTTGAGGTTGAAATCGGCAAAATTCCCAGCTCCCCTGTCTGAATACGGCGCGGCCATTCCGGTAAGCTCCGCAATTGCCTGCACAATCACTTCGTCCTGGAATCTTCCGGCCAGGACACGGGGAAGCGCCTTGTCAAGATCATTCGCTGTGGTAAGCAGCTCAATCGTGTCCGGCATCCAGTGCTGCAGGAACTGAACGGCAGCGCTCGCGCTGGGAGTTGTCTGCATGTCAGGAGATGCGTCCATGCCGCAGGCCTTTCCTCCCTGAATGCTCATCAGGGTGTCAAGCGCGCTTTTGTCAAAGGAAAACCCTATCTCATCAAAGGCCTCCAGTGTCATATCCTTGTCATGCAGGTGTTTGAAAGGACGAAGCTGTCCCGGTTCAAAAATACGTCTTATCTTTGTTACATTCATTTCTCATTCCTCCATCAGTTCAGTTCCAGCACGGCAAGCCCGCCGGCAGAAGCAGAAACCTCAATGAATCTGGCGTTCGGGATAAACGCATATCCTTCCGGCGCGGAAACCGCATCGGAAGCAGCAGCTGAAACGGCACCGTCCGAAAGCCTGTATACCGGTTTGCTGGAATATGGCACAACAGCGGCAATGCTCTTTACCACCACATGGCCGAAGGAGCACACGGGCAGCGCTGCGCCGTCAGGCACTGCCACAGAAGGCTCAAGCCCTCCGAAAAGCGCAATTGAATGCTGGTCAACGGTAATGCCAAGCACCGCTCCGCTTCCGCCTATCTGCGCTGTTCCCTCAACGCTTCCGGCTGTAACAACGCAGCCTATGGCGCATTTCTCGGAACCGTCAGCCCCGCCGCTCATTGTTCCGGCTGTGGCAGCGGATGCGCCCAGCAGGATTGAATTGCCGATGCTTCCGGCCTCAATGGCTTCAACGGTAACAACACCGGCAGCAGAAGCAGCTGAAACATAAGCGTTCTTCACAGTGCCGGAGCCGTAAACTCCTGTTGAGCCGGATGTTCCGGTGCCATTGATGGCATGAACAAGGTTTGCGGCCGTGTCGGCTGCGGCAGTGCCTATCTTCACCTGGTCCGCAGTTGTTGACACTGCCGACTTGAAGGTGTATGTCCTGCCGTTTATGCTCACGGTGTCATCTGCTTCAGCATTTGAGCTGAATGTAATGGTGCCTTTGGCTTTTACGGAAATTCCGTTTGCCACAGGCATTGCTTTTACGCGTCTGGGAGTTCCGTCATAAATCTGTCCGGGAACGCCAATCGCAAGGGTTTCGTTTATTCTGGTCTGCATTTTTCTTATTCTCCTCTCAGGAATCTCTCAATGACTGCGCACCCGGGGGTGCCGCCCTCTCTGTCCACCCTGACAATTCCTTCCTTTTCCTTTCTGTCAAGGCAGGCGTTCAGCGCCGCCTCGGTTTTCTCCGGCAGCGAAAGCGCATCGCAGGCGTATTCTATAACCCCGCGCTTTGTCATTCCGTCGCCTTTGAAGTCCCCTATTACCGGTTTCAGCCTGGAAACAAGCCTGTTCCTGCTCTCCATGCGGCTCACTATTTCCGCTTCAAGCCTGTCAAGCGCTGCGGGCGCAAACATGGCTTCCGCAATGCTGTCCTGCGCAGACTTTGCCGGCTTCGCGCCCTCTCCGTCCCTGCTGACATCAGTTTTCCGGCTGATATCATTATCAGCGGCTTTTGCTTCTTTCTTTTCAGGCATGTCAGCAGGTGCGGATTTGTTCCCTTCATCTGCCTTGCCTTCCGGCAGCGCGGCGGTTTTCTCCGCACTGTCTTTCTCTCCCGGATCTGCCGCCTCCGGGGGATTCTTGCTTTCCTTTTCGTCTTTCATCCCTTTCTCCTTTGCGGCGGCTTTCTCCGTCTCGCCGCTGTTGAAATTCTCCAGTTCCTCATTGAACTCCCTTAAAAAATCGTACACTTCACTTAAATTTGTTTTCATAATAACTTGTCTTTTTATAGTTTATCTGCTATACTATTCATGAAGGCTTCTGACCGGACGTTTCAATAGGACTGGCGTTCGCGTATCCTTCCTTCGGGGGTCTCGCCCAAGGGAGAGAATCGGAAGCCTTTTTCTTTTTTGATTTTGCTCTCCCTGCGCTTCTTGGGTCTTTGCTCATGTGGGCTAAAAAATAAATTCCTTCTTTCCCCTGTATCTTTGTAAAAGCAATAGCAAAAGGGGATTCTTCCCCATTTGGAATAATCCATTCTATTTTCCCGGTTTCGGTTTCTGTTACAGGTTCATAATCCCTTATAAATAGTGGCAGCTGGCACATTTCCTCAACTGTCAGTCCTTTGCCGAAAATCATTTTTGAAAATCCAAAATTTCTTGTAGTTCCTCTATCTCTTAGCAACCTTCTGCCCCTTACAACTATTTCTCCATTTTCATTTCTTGTTGTTGCACCTCTATGTATAAGATATGTTTTGAGATTGGCGTGCATTGTTGTCAGCACATCGTGCATTCCTGTTTTTGTACCTTTGTCAGGATTGTTTTTGGTCTCCTCATATCCTTCTTTAATCTGTTCTTGTTCAGTCTTGATTTGCCCGCTTTCACTTTCAACGTTTTCGTTTTTGTTTTCCGTCTCCTCTGGCTGTTCCTTGCTTTCGGCTGTTCCGGAAGAACCAGCTTTTACAAACTTCTGGTGGTTTTCGTCCCTGGGATGTTCTTCATCTTTAAAATCGGGGTCTTTTGAATCTCCTGTCAGGCCTTCCACAAAAGGCATTTCGTCATAAACAAGAACATCCTTCGCATCATTGGCCCGCATTCCGTCCATTACCCGCACATCATGGCCCATGCGCCCCCTGTCAACAAGCGCTATGTGGTTGCCGCGCAGATTGCGCTGCACAGCATCATAATGTATGCCTTTGTATGTGCCAGGCGTAATGTCATAATCGCAGAAATAGCCAAGCGACAGTTCCTTTTTCCCGTTCCTTATCTCGTTCTTGAGCGTCTCGGAATATATCTCCATGTTTGCGACAAGAAAATCCCCCTTGCGCCTTATCCTTTCCCCCAGCACCCCATGAATGCCGTGCTTTTCCGCAGGTGTGAAGTCCTCGCCCAGCATACAGTGGTCATTCACAAGGGGCTTCAGCTTGAAGCTGTCCATTGTTGCCTGGCTGAAAAGCTCTTCCTCCGGCCTCAATACGTTATAAACCCTGTCAGGCTCAAGAACCGGGCTTATCTGCCGTCCCAGATAAGGGAATATTCCTGTCCTGCTTATGGGATTTTCGTCTATCTGCCAATAACTGTTATGGTCAATTTTCCTGCTCATTTAATAAATTCTACAGTGCGCAATACTGAACTATGCTGAACTGTTTAAAAACTTTCTCCGCCTGTGTCCGTGCCTCTGCCCATGTCATATTGCAGGGCGTACCTTGCCGCGTCTATCGTGTGATTGTCCCTGTCCGGCGGATTGCGGCGGAATGTGCCGTCCTTTTCCTTTTCCAGCTCATAGGAGGAAAACTCACGGTACGCATTGGGACATCTGTCAGGGTCAATGTAGATGTTGTCCATTCCCTGAAGGAACTTTATGCCGTATTCCACGCTTCCAGGCCATTTCCTGCTTTTCACCGCGTTCAGCCCCTCATACTGGAAATCCCGTATGCTCTTTTCTTCCGAGGAATCTGCCACGATTGGCAGGAACTCAAAGGCCTTGTCCCTCACAAGCGGTACGGCATCGGCGTTCCTCAGTCCGTGTTCGTAAATCTCATCAAAGATGTAAAGCGAGCGGTGCTTGCGGTCATAGTGCAGCTGCAGGAACACAAACGGGTCTGTGACAAAGCCCCAGTCTATGCCCTGCCTTATCTCGTCAAACGAGCCTATCATCTCAGGCGTTATCTCATAGGCACGGACATTCGGGAAAACCGTTCCTCCTGTGCCTGTCACCTCGCCCAGGTATTCATGCCTGTATGCCCTCTCATTGGTAGCCTTCAGGTGTTCCGCCTCCAGCAAGAACTGCCTTGAAAGCCACGCTTCCGGAATGTCCCTGTATGTAGAGGAATGTACGAGCCGCCCGGCCTTTTTTGTCAGTGCCTCCTTGTTCACCCAGTTGGCGGAAGTTGCCGGAGGGTTGTAGCTGTAGAATGTCCAGAACCTGTCGCCGCCCCTCTGCGTGCTTTGCAGCGCGGTACGTATCTCCTCCATTCCGTCAAAATGGTCAAGCTCCTCAAACCACGATATGCCGATATAGCCGAACTGCGGCTTTATTCCCTTTGTCTTTTCCGCACGGTCAAGGCCAAGGAAGTATATTGTCTGCCTTGTCGGAATGTATGTTATCTTCAACGGGCTTGTGCTTATCTTGAAGTAATGCCCGGCCTGAAGTTTCTCCACCGCCCATACCATTTGAGCGTATACGGTGTCGCGCAGCGTGTCCTTGACCTTCTTGTAGCATACGGCGTGTACGTTCCTGTTCTGCGGCTTCATCATCAGCATGAGTATGGCAAGGCTGATAAAGGAACTCTTTGTGCTGCCCCGTCCGCCTTTCAGCCAGAAGTCGGTATATTCCCGCAAGGGTGATTTCACCTTCTGCCATACGGGAATGAACGCCGGAGCTATAAGCTCCCTGAAGTCCACAGTTGCCGCCGCTGCCATCTGTCTGTCCTGTGTGTCAGTCCCCGTCCCCTGTAGTGTCTATTATCCTCACAGGCTGCATGGCGGCCTCTATCTTCTCCGCAGGCTTTTCGCCTATGGTGTCCCTTATCGCAAGGAACGCCTTCACGTCTCCTTTCCGTGCGGCATCTATCAGGGCAAGTTCAATGTTTTCCTGCACAGTCTTTCCGTTTAAGTCCTTTTCTACAAGCAGGGCTTTCAGACCGTCTTTCAGTGTCCTTCTCCGCCGCCTTGCCGCTCCGCTGGCCTTTCCGGCCTTTGTCGCATTTCTTCGGCGTTCGCTCGGAGTTCGTTTGAAATTGGGAACAAGATTCTCTTCATTCATTTCAGCCTCCTTCCTCATCTCCCAGCTCAAGCACTGGCCGCCTTATGCACGAACAGAACGGCAGCTCTCCAGGCTCTATCTCCGCTCCCTCAAAGCCTCCGCCGTCCCGCTGCGCTATCGGCCACGCCTCCGGGTCATAAGCCTTTTCGCCAACCCTGAATATGGCATGGTTCAGCCCGCCGAAACGCACATCGCGAACGTGCGTCCTGCGTTCCGTCTTCGTGCCGCCTCCGTGAAGCCACTGCCAGTGCGTGACACCGCAGTCCCTCATCTTCTGGTAGGCAAGGGCGTTGTATGCCTTGTGCGTCTGGTCCTTTGCTATGCGGTACGCCCTGCGTACGCTTATCCCCTCTATTTCCGCAAGCTCATCCTGCAATGCCCTACGCGTGTAGCCGTTCATCACCGCACGGGCCACGGCCTCGCGCACCTTTGAATACCAGCTGTCCGCAAGACCCTTTATAAGCGCTACATTCTCCATGCGGCAGGCAGCCATTATGTTCCTTGTACGCTCCGCAGTCATTGCCGGACGGCTTCCAAGCGAGAATGCCTCGCCCAGCGGTCTGACCGCCGCATTTACGGAACTGTCCGTGTACCTGTCCTGCGTGTTCAGCATTCTGTCAACAAGTGCCTGTATCTGTGCCGACACGGCATTCTCAATCTCACGGCCAAGCATTTCAAGCAGGGAGTTTTCCTCTTCCGCAGCCGAATCCTGTGCCGGGGATTTTGCGGAATCATTGCCGGGATATATGCCCATTATCCTTTTTGCCGTTTCCGCAGAAAGTTTCCTGATCATTCCGGCGATGTCCCGCCCATACCTTGCGCGGATCCCGGCATTCGGTATCATTCTGCCACCGTAAATAATGCGTTTCCTGACATTCTTCCTTTTCACATCTTCACCCCTGTACAGGCGGAAGCTGGAACAGCATTGGCCCGGTGTCCCTTTCCGTCCTGTTCCTTTTCCGCTCCCTGTCCCTTGCGAGCAGGCGGCAGAACTCCAGCACCGCCCTCTTGTGCAGCTTGTACAGCCACCGTTCCGAACATTCCAGTTCCAGCGCTATCTTCCACCATGGCATGAGGCTGCAGTGCCGCATGTCAAGCACTGTGCGCAGTGTCATGTCCTGGATTCGGCCTATCATTCCCCGGAGCCGCTCACGCTCCTCATTCAGGGAGAAGAAACGCCTTTCCGCCCTGTCCTGCAATGCCAGCAGCCTTATGCGTCCGCAGGGAGTGGAGACATACATGGCGGACTTCCTTTCCAGGTCGTAAAGCTCCTTGCGGGATGCCTCCAGCAGGCCGTTCAGAAAACGCACCTTGCCAAGCTCCCTTGCCGCCGCCCTGTACTCCCTGCCTGTACCGCACATTTTTTTATCCTCCCAGTCCCGGCCTGACCTTCCTTGTCCATTCCGCCCATTCTTCGGCGGTGAAGCTCTCCATGCGGCTGCGGCTCAGAATTACACCGAACTCGGCAACCGAAACGCCAAGCTCATAGAAGCCTTCCAGTATCTTTATGCCATGGATTTTCCCGCATCTGGGACATCTGGCAACAATGGCCGCATCCACCGTGTCCCTGTCTGTCTCAACCCTTATGGTCGCTCCGCCAAGCAGCGTTCCGCATTCGCAGCGGCGGTAGTTGTCCGGCTTCCTTTCCTGTGCCGGAGTTCCTGCCGCCTTGTCCTGCCAGTACTGTTTAAGCACCGTTTCCAAGTCCCAGCTTTGCCCATTTCCGCCGTTTTCCTCCGCATACCGGGCAATGAGTGCCTTGGCCTTTTCAAGGCCACAGGCCGTTATCAGCCGTTTGGCGGCATAGAAGAAAGGGCTGTTCTTCAGGTAGTTCTGCTGTTCCGCCATGGCCGCAAACCGTATGTCCTTTATGTCTGCGAATGCCAGCAATAGCTCGTGAATGTCCGCCAAGGCGACAAAGCCGGTGTCCGGCTGCGTGTCCGTGTGTCCTGTCAGTTCCCCCGGAGGGGAGAAAGGTGTGTGTGTGGGCGTGTGTGTGTTTGGGGTTTCGGACTCCTCGTCTTTCCTTATAGACACACAGTCACACACTATATCTTTTTCTTTTTTCTTTTTGGCCGCTTTTTCTTTTTCTTTTTCTGAATTTTCGGCCTTTCCGTCGTCAAACGGCAGATCTTCCGCCCATTCGTACCGTTTTATACCATTTGTGCTGCCCTTTATGGGTTGGAAAATGCCGGCGCTCTCAAATTCCGCCGCCATCCTGCCAGGCTCGCCCCACCAGCCCGCCAATGCCTCCGTCTCCGTCGGGCTGAATGCCTCCAGCCCATGCGGGAAACGCAGAAAGAGCCTCAGGGGCAGCAGCTCCGCGCCACGTCCCAGGCATGCCCTTAGCCGCAGTATGCGGCTGTCCTCAAAATAGTTCCTGTCTACATACGCCATTTGTGGTTTTCCGCCTCTTTTATATTTTTTCGTCGTGGGGATATAATCCCCCCTTACCCCCTGCCTATGCCCGTCTGGTGGTTTTGTCGGCGGGCGTATTCCGCCCCCTTTCCCCCATGCCGTGCATCTTCAGGAGATTTATTCTTCCGGACAATTCCCCGCCCCTGCCTCCGTGGCGCCTCCCAAGTGGCCTGCGTAGAGCCCAAGGGTCAGCCCTGCGGTCAGTGGGGCACAGGGATTCCGGCCGCTTTCGCGGCAAAATTGTATCGCAAGCGTCCCTTTGTCAGCCCTCCGGCGGCACCTGCCCCGGAAATATCTCATCGCAGACGCTATCTATTTTATTCTAAACAAATGTTTAGATTTAGTCAAGTACCAAACTCTGGCGGCGGTTGACAAAAAATAACCAATCGGCTATAATATAAGTATAGGAAAAATTCAGCAATGCCAGAAATTACACGATTTAACGGAATGGTCATACGCATAAACTACAGGGAACACAACCCGCCGCATTTCCATGTCAAATACGGTGATCTAAACGCGGCCTTTGACATAAGGACTTTGGAAATCCTGGAAGGTTCTTTGCCAAGCAGGGAAAAAGAATTGGTGCTTGAATGGGCAGAACCGAACAAGGAAGCATTGCTGAAAATGTGGAACGACAAAAAAATTGTGCAGCTGCCGCCGCTGCGCAAATAAAGGAGGAAATTATGAAGGAGAAAATATATAAAATACGAAAAGTCTACCCATTGGAGGGGATGATTTTAGGCGTCTTGTTTGAAAACGGCGTATTCAAAAAATATGATATGGCACAGCTGATACCTGAAATACCTGACTTTAAGAGACTTGAAGACAGAAAACTGTTTGAAATGGCAAAGCCTGATTACGGCGGTTCTGCCGTTGTATGGGACAGCGAGCTTGACTTGTCGGAATACGAGCTATATAAAAATGGCACGGAATGGAAAGACCCTCCGGAGAATGACTATTATATTTCCGAAATCGTCGCAAATCTCAGGGTATTGAGACAAAAGGCCCATATCACGCAAAAGGAGCTTGCCCTTAAAACAGGAGTAAAGCAGCCGTGCATCGCCCGCATGGAAAACGGCGGCAGAGTGCCGAACATTGCCACCCTGATAAAGCTGGGCCGTGCATTAGGATACAACCTGTATTGGGGCAAGAAGGCGTAAAACCCCACGGCAAAGAGGAACTAAAAAAACTGCCACCACTGGAATAAGGGGAGGCCGGAATGGCACATATAAAGGCTTTGAAAATCTATTTTCTTGACAGCATGAACATAGGGGCTTTGTTTGAGGACGGCTCTTTCAGGAAATACGACCTGAAGCGGCTTATACCGGAAATACCTGTGTTTGAAAGGCTGAAGGACCGTGCATTTTTCAGGGCTGCCAGGCTAAGCCCCGGCGGCTACGGCATAATATGGGATGACGAGCTTGACATTGATGTTTCCGAAATATATTACAACGGCACGGAATGGCCGGACGCTCCGCTGAAGGACATTTCCCCTGCGATGATAATAAGGCAGTTCCGGCAGATCAGAATGGCGGCAGGCAAAAGCCAGCAGGAACTTGCCGAAGCAACCGGGCTTAAACAGGCAAACATAGCAAGGCTTGAGAACGGCGGCTGCGTCCCCAGGCTCGACACGCTGCTTCAGTTAGGCAATGCCTTGGGATATACTCTGCGGTGGGAAAGAAAATGAAGATGAAAGAGGAACTTGAGGATTACAGGGATGCCCTGGATGCCATGTCCATTGCGGAAAGAATGGAAAAGGAAAACAAGGAATACATACCGCATCAGGTAGTAAGCGACATCGTGAATGGCAAGAATCCTGTAAAGGTATACCGGGAATACCGCAAGATGACGCAGGAGGAACTGGCAAAAAAGGCTGGGGTAAGCGTTTCCATGATACGCAAGATAGAGAACGGTGAAAGCGAAGGCAGCATAAGCACCATAAAGGCCATTGCCAAGGCATTAAACGAAGACGTGGAAATGTTCCTGTAGCCAGGCCAAAGCCCACAGTTAAGAAAGCCCCGGTTTCCCGGGGCTTTGTTTATTATATTTTGAATAGCTTGTCTTCCTGGGAAAGTTTCAGGCATTGATAGCTTCTTTCTTTTATTTCGTCAGGAAGTTTATCTTTAAGAACAGGTATAATATACTGGCATTTAACTCTGTCAACCACTTTAAGCAGCAGATTAACAAGCTGATTGCCGTGGATGTTTTCCACCTGGTCATAAAGTATAAAATGCAGGCAGGGGATTCCTGCATTTTCAGCAAACTGAATATAAGCCAGGTCAAAAGCAGCTACCTGGCTCTTTTTTTTGCCTGTGCCGGGGTTGCCCTGGGTGCTTCTTATGTCTAAGGAAATACTGTCGCCATCATTGCTGCTGCTTAATATAAATGTCTCTTCATCATCATAAATTTCTTTATAAATATCCGTGAAATAACTGTTGAACTTTGCAATCCTTTCCTGGAATATGCTGTATTTTGACTGTATACAACTGTTTACAGGAGCAAGGCGGCCTTCACATTCTTTTTGACGTTCCAAAGACTTTAAAATCAAATCTCTTGTTTCTTCCAAGTGTCCTTTTTGTTCGTGCAGAGATATTGACTGTTTTATAAGAACATCAATAGTTTTTTCGCTGTTTTTTATGTATAAAGAATCTGCAAGCTGTTTTTTTTCTTTTAGAAGGTTTTGCAAAAGAGAATTGCATCCATCTATTTTTTTATTTATCTGCGGCAAATCTTTTTTGACATATTTTTTTCTGTTTTCCAGCATTTCATTATGGAATTTTATTGTTTCATCAAAAGTTTTTTGTATTTCAGGAATCAATGATTTTGCCTGCATATAAATAAATTCAACTTCAGATTTATCTATATCTGCCTTTTCGCTGTCAAATACAGCTATGCTTTCCTCTATTAAGCCCTTTCTTAACTCCAGCTCAGAAATTTCCGTTTTAAGAGAATTAATTCCATTGTTAATACCGTTAAGTATTTTAAGTCGCTCGTGATAATCACCCATCGGGCTTATTGAATTTAACTGTGCATCTATTTTTTCAATATCCGATTCAATAGTAATTAAGCATTGGGTTATATAGTCTATATTCCCATTTTCTTCAAGGTGCTTTCTTATTTTTTCTTCAAGCCTTATCTGATCGCAAAGAATCTTTTTATCGCAAATGCCAGGGACATTTATGCCAAACCAGAACAGATATAGAGCTTCATATTCTATGCCAGTTGTAGAGCCATGCAATACTTTTACAACATTTTTCAGGCTATTTTCATCTATGCGTATGTTTTTTGAAATAGCCTGCCTGAATGTAGGTTTTTTACCCGTTAACCCAAATATTTTTTCACCTAACACCTTGTTAAATTCTTTGATATTATTATAATTTGTTCCGTCAATTTCCTGAATTTTCTCCCCACGCTGTTTAAAATTTCTTTTTACCGTTATTCTAAGGCTTTCCGGATCATCTATGTCCTTAACCAGTATCATTGTAATCAGGATGTTTTCCGATGTTAAGAACTTCTCAACCTGTCTGTTAGAGTTTCTAAACTCTTTATCTTTTAAAATGCTGTCGGATTTTCCGCCAAGGCAGTAATCCACCAGCTTCAATACAGTAGTCTTCCCAACATTGTTTCCGGATTTCCTGCCATGGCATTCTGTTTCATCAACAATAAGATTAAGTCCCTTGCGGAACTCTATGTCTCTAATGATTTCAGGGCCATTTGATATTATTAGAGATTTTAAAAACATCTTAATATTTTCCCCTTTTCAGCTTTTATAGTTCCAAGCATAAAAAGCCAGTCCAGCCCTAACATAAATAGTCCCACAGATAAATAATCGCAATGTTCCTTAACGCTGCCGTATAAATCCAAAAAATCAAATTCTTTTTCTCCGTCCTGGCGCATTGCTTTTATAATGTTTGCCCCTATGTAATAAATATGATATTTTGGGTTTGTGTCATAATCCACTATCATTTCGGAGCCTCCAGTATCTTGCACCTTGTGAACGCATCGGCAACTATTATCGGAACCGCAAATTCTATATCGTCTTTGCTACTGCCATCCGATATAGCTTCTTCAGTAATTCTTCTAACTACCTCGTCATAAATATCATCTGAATGTTTACATATAAGAGCCATACCTTCAAGTTTGTATTTTTTTGAAAACTCACCTTTCACTCTTAAATAAACATTGTTTATCTTTTCCAACAGCCGGATTTTTAAATTTCTGCCGGACTGCTCAAGCTCTTTATATATTCTATCTAATTTACCGGAAAAACCGCTATACTTGCTTATAATGTCTTTATTGATTACCAAGTGGTTATATTCTATTTTTTCAGATATTTCAAAAGGCGTTTTAATCATGATTCTTTCTACGCTGCTGTTAATGCAGTCCCTGCTTATTTTTAAAACAGCTTCAGCAAGCAGTGACGGTTCTTCGCTGACTTTTTTAGAACATGCCTCTGCCTCGCGCTTGATTTTCCATGACTTCAAAAGTTCCGCAGTGTATTTATCAGGCTGATCATCAACAATTTTATGGCATATACTACACAGCAACATCAGATTCTGATAAGAATTGCGCTCATCGTCAGTCATATTAGCTTCATATCTGGCACTGCCTGGCTCTAAGCCTTTTATATGGACAATCGCAGAAATATTACTCTCCTCTTCTATTATTTTATTATCGCAATCAGGGTTATAACATCTGTTAAGTGATACAGCATATAGTTTTTTCTTTGTTAAATCAGAATAAATCCTCTTTTTCTTTTTATTTTCCATAACTATCCCCCTCATTTCCCCTTACGCAGTTTTTCCAGTATCAGGTCCAGCTTGGCCTCCAGCACCTTTATCTTGTCGCCGAGGGACTCCCTTGTCTCCCGCAGCTCCTGCCTTATCCCCTCAATGTCCCCGCCGTGAGAGGCCGCCACGTTGTTTACGTTGCTGTTATTATTGCCCATTATCACGCCGGAATTGCCGTTCGCCTGCTGGTTTACCGAATTGTCCTCTTGCAGAAAAAAGTCCAGAGGCTTGCCCGTCGCGGCGGCGATTTTTTTTAATGTCCTCACTGTCGGATTTCTTTTCCCCGTCACCCATGTATTTACTACAGGATTTGTAATGCCGAGTACGTCTGCGAGCCCCTGTTGAGTAAAACCTGCTTCTTTCATCGCCATTCTGATTTTATCTTTTATTTCCATTTTTTCTCTCCTGAACAATTATAAACACTTGACAAATTCTAAAAAATTGTTTAGAATTTGTTTAGTATCAGAGTTTCTGGCGGAACTTTCAACGGTCGTAAAAAATAAAAATTTCAGCACGCATAGCGCGACCGTGGTTTTCCGCCAGAAAACTAAAAAAGCCTGTGCGTGCTCTTTTTTTTATACGCACTCTATAAAAGTTTAGCAAAAAGAGAGGAAGCTAAGGAATGAAAGAGAAAGCTAACGAAGAAAAGGACCCGGAGGAAGTGATAACCCTGCGTCAGGCGGCGGAGGAAAGCGGGCGTGGCTGGCAGAGCCTGCGGATAATGCTGCTGACGCACAAGCTGCCAAAGGGCCTTTGGTGGAAGAACGGGCCGTATCGGAACTCACCGATACTGCTGAAGCGGAAAGTCCTGGAGTTCTTCAGGGTCTTTCCCGAAGTATGGTGAACAAAAGGAACGGAGAAACAAATGAAATGCGAAAACAAGAAAGAAGAAAACGCAAATGTAAAAGACCCGGTCATAGAGTTTGTGAAAAGCAGAAGGATAAACCCCCCTCATCATATAACTTTAAGAGACGTTGCAGTAGAACTCACTGCGTTAGTCAAGGAGTTGGAAGACAGGATAAAGAAACTGGAGGCAAGGAAATGAAAAGGTTCATAGGACAGATTTTAACGCTCGGAGCATACGACGACTGGCAGAAACTGCCAGCCAGGGACAAAATAATCCTCCCGCTGGCGTACATCGCAATGCTTGCCGGATATTGGTTTTTAAGTGCGTATTTTGGAACGGAGATATAAGGAGAACGCATAATGGGAATACTACCAAAGACAAAACATGTCCCGGAAACGGGAATGCCCAGCCAGATAAAGATGCTGGTTGAGGGCAAGAGCAAGGCCGGCAAGACTACATTCGCGGCAAGCTGGCCGGAAGCCCTGCTCATAGAGTGCGAGAAGGGCGGCGGCTCACAGGCACGCTGCGCAATGCTTGACCTGACAAAAGGCAAAGACCCGCTGAAAGGACTGCGCATGGCCATTGAGGAACTGAAGGCAGACACGACATTCCAGACAGTAATCCTTGACACAATAGACAGCCTGGCGGAGTTCGTGGAACAGGAAATATGCCGGGACATGGGCATAACAACCATAGCGGAAGCACCCAAAGGCGCAAGGCACGGAGCACAGTGGACAAGGTACGCAAACGAGATAACAGGCATTGTATCCGCGCTGATCAGCCTGCCCAAGCATGTCATCATACTCGGACACACCAAGCCGGCAAGCTATGATGACAACGGTGGACTTAAATCCGAGGAAGGGCTTGATATATACGGCAGGGCCGCAAGAATACTGTATGCCAGGATAGACAATATAGGCCATATCTATGTGGCCAGGCAGGGCAAGGGCACTGTAAGCATACTGTCCTTCAAGGGCGGAGCGGACTGTACAAGGGGCAGCCGACATCCCGCGCTAAGGGACAAGGAAATAATACTGCCAAAAGAAAACGGCTTTGAAACTTTCAAGACTTTATTTGATTAAAAGGAGGCAACATTATGTATATGACATGGGAATGGAACGAACAGAGGGACTTTGAGAAAGGCAAAAGATACCTGCTGAAGGTAGCGGCGGCTGAACGCAAGCTGGGCCGCACGAACGGCACGGAAATGCTTGTGCTGAAATTTGAGGACGAAGAGGGAATGTCCGCAGGAGACAAGACATTCTACAACACGCCAAAGGCAGCATACAGGATAAAGGACTGGCTTAAGGCATTCGGCTATGACATAACCGAATGCAGATGCGGCTTTGACACGCAGGACCTTGTGGGAATGGAAGTCTATGCGGAAAGCAGCCGCCGCAAAAGCACCGACCCGGCAGAACCTGACAAGGAATATCTTGAATGGATAAAGCCGGAAAGCGCACTCCCAACGACGGCAGCACAGACCGTGCCGGCACAAAAGACAGACGAGGCAAAGGCGGAAGCACAGCAGCAGGGCGCGGCTCAGATAAACAAGGTGCTGGCATCGGCAACACCGGCAAGAAAAAAGCCGGAAGCCGTGCCGGAAATCGTCAACCCTGAAGAGGAAATACCATTTTAAGGGGCAACTATGAGAATGGAATTTGTCATAAACAGGCAAAGAACAGCAGAAAAACCAGCCGCCGGCGGAACATCGCCGGCAGGTCTGCCAACGCCGAAATATACGGTTGACTTCAAGGAAGGCGGCAGATACAGCCATTACAGCATAGACGGCCAGAAGGTAAGGCGCGTCACCACCATACTTGGACGCTTTCCGGACAGCAAGGACGGCCTTATAAAATGGTACGCGCAGCGTGTCGCACAGACAGCTGCAAGCCGCCTGAAAGACCGAACAAGGCCGCACCCGGCAACAGGCAGAATGTTCTGCTACTTCCCTGCGGACGAAATAGGGCCGCTATGCCAGCAGGCGCTTGACAATCCGGAGGAAATCAAGAAAGAGACGGCAGATGCCGGAACTGCGGTGCATGAATATGTGGAGGAATGGCTCACGGCCGGGGCTACGGAACAGGCAAGGCATGAAATACTGGCCAAATACTGTCTGCCGCCTGAGGCCAACAGCCTGGAACTCATACAGATGCAGGCCGAGACCGCGCACATGACGGACAGCGAGCGGAACTTGTTTTATGACAAGATGAGAAGCTTCATGTTCTTCAAGTTCTGCGTGTTCTGGACAAGGGCAAAACTGGAGTTTTTCGCATCCGAAATCATGGTCGGAAGCCGCCAGTTTATGTACGGCGGACGCATAGACATACTGGCGAAGGACACCGCCGGCAAGCTGATTCTGCTTGACTTCAAGACATCAAAGTACGTCACGCCGTCCTATTTCTCACAGGTGGCCGCCTACAAAATGGCATTTGAGGAAATGTACGGGCTTGACATAAGCCGCACCGCAATAATCCAATGCCCGCGCGAGTTCACTGACAAGAACATGGGCTTTGGCGTTTACGAGTTCAAGCCCAGGCCTTATGAGGAAATATTCAAATTCCTTGTAAGGAACTGGGATCTGTGCGACTTCACAGCGGCAAACTGCCGCAAGGAAACATTATAAGGAGATAAATCATGGAACTTAACCTGCCAATCATAAACTTTCAGACAAAGGGCGAGATAACCGCCAGCAACATTGACGAGATAGAGGCTGCGGCGACAGCTTTCAAGGCACAGGCCGATGCTTTCAGGCCGGAGACCTATGAGGACGCATCGCAGTCCGACACCATAGCGAAGACCGCAGGCAAGGCGGAGAAGCTCATAGGCGAGGCCATAGACAGGGCCGTGAGCGGTGACATCAAGTCATCAATCAGAAGGCTTGAGGCCGTGCAGGAGACATTCCGGCAGATACGCCTGCAGCATACAAAATACGCAAAGGAACTTAAGGAAACATTGAAAAAGAATGCCCTTGAAGAAGCGGAGGCAATGCTTGAAAAGGCTCTTTCGGAACTGCGGTACAGGGGCATGGACAAGGCGGACATACAGGCAAGACTGGCGGCAGCCATAAAGGGGATGTCGTCAACCGCCAACATGCAGAAGGCACTGCAAAAGGAAATAGACGCAATATACAATGCGGAACAGAACTATGACAGCAGGATGCAGGCAAAGGAAACAGCCGTGCTTGATGTCTTTAACAAGGCTGGCGAGCCTGTGACAGGCGAGGAAGCAAGAAGCCTTGTGAAACAATACGGCCTTGAATCAGTTGAGGAAGCCCGGAAAATATGCACCCAGCGGCATGCGCAGAGGGAACAGGCCAAGGCGGCGGCACTGAGCGGCAACAGGACGGAGGCAGATGTAAATACAGTCAATGATGCAAGGCAGTTCCAGCCGCAGATAATGCCCGCCAGCAAGGCCAATGACCCGATGAAGCGCTGGAGGGTAGGCATAACCTTTGAGACAAACGACCTTGACCGCATGATCAGGGAGCTGCTGGCACTTGGCGGCGAAAATCCGAAATGGAAGGAAATCTGAAAATGACAGCAACCTTAATTACGCTTGGGATTTTTGAGTTATTAACTATTGTTATCATGCTCGCAGGATATGAGCGAATGCTCGTAATCACGGCCCGGCTGAATAATCACGGGCGCTGGATTACGGAGCTGAATAATCGGACGAAAAATAGAAGCGTTCGGATTCAAGGAGAGAATTATGACATTAGAGCAAGAGGAAAAAATATTCCAGCAGTGGAGCACAACAAATAAACCGCTGCCGGAAATCGCCGAAGCCGCCGGGGTGCGTTACTGCGAAGCTGCGGAGTATATAGAAACTGTTACAACCGAGCAGGAGCGCATGGATCGCAATGACCGCTGCGAGGCGGCTGCCAAACCGGAGCGCCGCGAACCGTGGCAGGATAACGAAACGAAGAAAGAAGCCGGGCCGGAGCAGGCCGCCGAACCGGAAACCGAAGCAGAGGAAGCCACAGAAGAGGAATATGAAGAACACGCAGCGGACAGGCCGGAACCGGAAGAGGCGGAACAGCCGGAAGCCAAAGACACTGTAGCAGAACAGAAAATACAAGAAAGACGTGCGAAATGGCGCGCCTGGTATTACAGGAACAAAGCCAATAAAGGCAAGGCGGACAAAAAGGCTTCACGCAGGGGAAAATCCGCCCCCGTACCGCTGAAAATAAATGCCATTACCGGACAGCCGTCCACAGAAATTGAAAACATGGTGGCTGAGGCGGAACAGAAACTTGAACAGGCTGCTGAAACCTTGATAAAGGTACAGGCCGAAATAGGGAAAATGAAAGCGCAGATACGCGCGGAAGTGATTGCGGAAATCCGGGAAAAGTTACAGATTTAACAAAGGAAGAAAATGAACAGCATGAATGAAAAAGTTTATATCTGTGAACCCACACGCACCGGGGCGGCATTCCGCCCCGGCAACGCGGAACAGGAAGGCGGCGGCATACTGGCCATTGATCCAGGCACATATCTGGGCTGGGCATACAAGGCCGGGGATTACATAACCGCCGGTTATGAGGATATGAGCGGCTGCGCTGATTTCTATTCCGCCACCGCCAACCTTATAAATATCCTTATAGACTACCTGCGGCCTGATGAGGCCGTGCTGGAAAAGTATTTCAGCGGCGGACACGCAATGGAGAACAAAACCATTGAGCAGCGTGGGGCGATAAAGGCAGCACTGGAACTGAAAGGCCTTGCCTGGAAAGAGATACACCCAAGCACCGTGCGCAAATGCCTGGGCATAGGCGGCAGGCCGTCAGATCCGCAGATCAGACAGGCCGTATCGGATTTCTTCGGAACGCCGGACAGCTACTGTCCTGATCCAAACAGCAAGCGGAAACGCCTGTTCAGGCCTGATGTATTTGATGCAATGGCGCTCTTAATTGCAACGGAGGCATAAAATGAAAGATTTCAAACAGATAATGCTTGATGAAAAGATAAAGGTAGTACAGGAAATTGTAATAAACGGACAATCAGTGTATGGCGGAAAACTCAAACTAAGCAAAGGCCGCAGATTTACATTCATTGCCTCAATAGATGACGGCAGGCTTGAACATGTAAGCGTAGGACTTTGCACCAGCAGGACAGAAACGCCCACATGGGAGGAGATGTGCGAGGTCAAGGATTTGTTCTGGAACAGTGAGGAGGAAGTGCACCAGATACACCCAAAGGCAAGCCAGTACTTAACCGGGATAATTGGCCCTGACGGCAAAAGGCTGGAAAACATTCTGCACCTGTACAGGCCTGTAAAAGGCTGGGGCAACTGGGGAGGCGGAGAATAATGGACAATACGGCAATATGGGCGCATGAATACTTTTCCGGAATCAATGCCTGGAATTTCCGCATTGAAGGAAATTTCCTGAAATATGATGTTTATGAAAGTAAGCTGATAAGAAAAGGGGTACGCCACACTTATATTTCCCATAAGCGGAAAAAACTTTGTTTTTCATCTGATAATCAGGAATGCTGGTTTTATAGCGGAAAAACGATTGTGTGGGTCATACAGCATGATTGTATGGGAGCGGAAGAATACAACTTTTTAAAAAAAGAGGAATAAAAAATGTCAAAAAGAAGCATGACACTTACGGATGCGGAACAGAACCTTATAAAAGACGCCCTGCGTGAGCAGATACGCACACTGCGCATAAAAGTAACAACAAAAAATATGTACAGCCCTGAATGGAAAGCCCTTGCCGCAATAGGCGAGCTCTATAAAAGGTTTGACAGAGGAAGTTTTATCAGTTAACGGTTTTGGCACGGAAGAACAATAAAATGACCATTAAAGAACGATTAATTGCTCTTTACAATCTTTCACAGCAGGGGATAGGTGGAGAGCGTGAAAACGCAGAAGAAATTCTGCAGCGTAGCCTAAAACTCCACAATCTCTCCATGGAAGATTTACTGAACAACGAAGATGAAAGAGTGCTATACTGGTATTCTGTCAAAGATAAATCAGAACAGCAGCTTGTAAAGCATATCATAGGTAAAATAATAAATTCCAACACGGTTTCTTACTTCCTTTCAGGCAAACAGATAGGTTTTAAACTAACACGAGCCGAACTTATATCAGCCTCAATGTTATGTGATTTATATGTGAAGGCTTTCAGAATGGAAAAACAAAAGATAATCAAGCGGCATAAAAAGGAACTCGAACATATAATTGTGTCATTTGTGTTAAAACATGACATTTTCCCTAAAAAAGAAAACCCAGAAAGCAATAAGGCCAGCAAGAAAAAAGAATATGATCCCGAATTAATCATAAAACAAATGGCAAACATGGAAGATGTGCAAGTATATCCGCAATTAATGAACAAACAAATAGAGGGACAATAAATGGAAGAAATAATTTTCAACCGCAATTATGACAAGCTGCACGGCCAGACAGAAGCCGTGCTTATAGGCTTAACGGAAATCAATGTACCGGAAGACATAAGCGACGAATTCGTACAATACGATACTGCCGTCAATGGAAGAAATATTATATCCCAGTTTGACGAAGGCACATATCTTCAGCTTTTCTTTGTAGGAAACAAACATATTCCGTTCTGTACACTGAGGAACAGAACAGGCTATAAGGGTTTCAACCGGAAAGAATATTATCTGGATCACATAGGCAGCCTGTTCAAAATAGTAATAGACCAGGAATAAGAACAGGGACCACATGAGAAATCCGCGCGGCACAGTATATATGGTTGCAGGCCATTCCTGCTACCGGGGACAGATAACCCTTAACGGGAAAACATATTATAAGTATTTTTCCGGCAGCAAAAGGGAATGTTCCCGGCAGTGTCAGGAATGGCAGGAAGCCATGCTGCGCAAATACTGCCCCGGAACGGACGGCGGCATAAGCTGGGCATTGTTCCGCGACAAATGGAATGACAATGCCGAAAACGGACGGCAGCCATTAGCCAAAAGAACCATTGCGGAATACAACACAGCCTTTGACCGCACCGAACAATATATAAAGCCAATAATGCTGGCCGACATAACAATGCGCGGCCTCCGCCTTATGACAACACAGTTGGAAGAAAAAGCCATAAGAGCCAACGAAGACAACTACGGAGTGAATAAAGTCATAATCTGCATAAGAGCCGCACTCCGCTGGGCAATGGACAAAGGGTACATGGAAGACTTCCCCATAGAAAACCTGTCCTTACTGCCAACCGAAAAGCCCAAGCCGCACACAAACGGCCTGAAGGAAATTGAACTGCTGCTAAAGCATGGCACGGCAAAGGAAAGGGTGATTGTGTTCCTGGGCTTTGACTGTGGATTAAGGCCGGAAGAGATCTTCAATTTGCGATGGGAGAAGTTAGACCTGAAAAGCCGCTTCGGCTGGATCAGCCCAAATCCGGACGGCTGGCACCCAAAGAGAAACAAAAACAGGCAGTTCCGCATAACGCAAAGACTGCTTGCAGAACTTGAAGAATTAGGCATAGAGCAGGAAGGCTATGTCATAAAAAATGCCTATGGGGCCAAGTTTACACAGCAGGGCTATAACGTATTCTGGCGGAAATTTGTAAAAAGCGTGAACCGCAAAATAAGGCCGCAGAAAATAACCGGAACCCTAAAAACGCTGCGCAAAGACTACTGCACCTATAGGCAGGGCATGGGAGCGGACACCAAGGCCGTAAGCCTTAGCATGGGCCATGCGGACACCAAAGTCACGCAGCAGCACTACACGGACAGCCAGCAGGAAGCCCTAAGGCTTGCCAGGGAGCAGGAAGAACGGGACAATCTGCTCGCACTTGAAAAGTTTGAAGTCCCACTAAAATACAACAAGGAATGA